TCTTTGCTGGTGGTTCTGGTTCAGGTAAATCATTGTTCATGCAGAATATGACATTGAACTGGGCATTAGCAGGAATGAATTGTGTCTATATTACCTTGGAATTATCAGAAGATTTATCAGCAATGCGAATTGACGCAATGGCAACTGACCGTGGCACTAGACGTATCTTTAAAGAACTTGACGATGTTGAATTACAAGTTAAGACACTCAGTAAGAAAGCAGGAATGCTTAGAATTAAGTATATGGAATCCGGGTCGACAATCAATGATGTACGTGCATACTTGAAAGAACTTCAGATAACTACAGGCAAAACAGTTGATTGTTTATGTATCGATTATCTAGACCTTTTAATGCCAGCAACAAGAAAAGTTGACCCAGGCGATATGTTTATTAAAGACAAATATGTTACAGAAGAAATTCGTAATTTCGCTATGGAGTCACAAACAGTAGTTGTAACAGCATCGCAGTTGAATCGTTCAGCAGTAGAAGAAATTGAGTTTGACCATTCTCATATTGCTGGTGGTATTTCTAAGATTCAAACGGCGGATAACGTGATTGGTATCTTTACAAGTAACGCAATGAGAGAACGTGGTCAATACCAATTACAACTGTTGAAAACAAGAAGTTCAAGTGGTGTTGGTTCTAAAATAAATTTAGTATTCGATAGAGATAGTCTACGAATTAGTGACTCAGACCTAGCCGATGATGATTTGGCAGTGGGTTCAATGGATGCATCGAAGGTAACAGATATATTAAAGAGAAAGACTGCTATATCTAATGATAGCGATGACTCTGCTATTCCACCAGAAAAAACACAGGCAGCAATAAGTCTTAGGGCTATGGCAAAATCAAAAAAAGCAACTCCATTTGACGATAATTGATAAATACTGGTAGGAGAATTATTTTATGAGTAACAGACCACGTAGAAGTCTATTTGAGGAATTAAACTCGATGGCGATTTCTAAAAATGAACCAGAGAGATTTGTCGAACAAAAAGGCGAACATATAATTTCTGGTGCATTAAATTTAATTGAATTCATACATCGTGAATTTGATGATGCTATTGCAGAAGACTTAACTAAACGTCTAGTTAATAGCATACGTACTGGTGACATGAGAAAATTCAAACGTGGAATAATCAATGCGAAGCGAAAATGACATTTGAACAACAATTAGAAGAATTAAGAGTCTTATCGGGTATCTATAAGCCGTATCAACCGGCAGAGACTCAGCAAGAAAATATTTCTTATACTGGAACTGAAAAGTCTAAATATCAAAAGAAGCATGATATAGAACCGGGAACAAAAGAATGGTTTAAGTTGTGGTTTGCTCGCCCTAAATTAACAGGCGAAAACCCATACGGCAAGGAATGATATGAAAGTTAGAGAAATTACATTAGGTAAAGGTCGTGAACGCAGATTCAGAGGACCTAGGACACCTCGCAATAAACAGATAGGATTGCATATTGATGCGGCACTAAAAGAAGAAGAAAAAGAAGGCGCAAGAATTCAACACATAGAAGACTTGATTATCTGGAATGGTTCAGCAGGTGGTCAGAAAGCAATCGCTAAGTTACATCAAGTAGAAACTTCTCCAAAATCAATAAGTATTAAATGGGATGGCTCACCAGCCGTTATCTTTGGTCGTAATGAAAATGGTGAATTTGTTCTTACAGATAAAAGTGGATTTACTGCAAAAGGCTACGATGGCAGAGTAACAAGTGCAGATGCGTTAGGCGACATGTTTAATAATCGTAAAGTAAAAGACTCGACACCAGAAAAACTAGCAGACAAAGCCAATTTTGTTCAAAATATGAAAGTCATATGGGACAAAGTAGAAAGTGTTATACCTGAAGATTTCAGAGGATACTTACACGGTGACTTATTATGGTTTGCAACTCCACAAGCAAAAGACGGTAGACTTATATTCAAGCCAAACGTAACAACATATTCAGTAGACTCTAATAGTGATATCGGTAAAAAGATAATTAATTATGATGTCGGTATTGTGGTACATGTAGTAATTGACTTAGAAGGAAATAAAAGCAACGTAGATATGGGACAACTTAGTGCAGGCAAAACATGGATTATGCCTCCAGTGTATGTTACTCAATCTCCTGGTGTTGACCTTCCTGAAGTAGACAGATTAGAAAGTTATTTAAAATCAAATGCTACTGCAATTGATACATTATTGGCAGTGCCAGCCGAACAAAAAATGGCAGACTTTGGTAATATTCTTTACACTTATATTAATAATAGTGTGAAAGCAGGAAACCTAGACAAACTAGGAAAGAATTTCAGTGAATGGGTAGACTCATCAAAACTAAGTGAACCTAAGAAACAACGAGTAGTAGCATGGGTTCAACAAAATAGTAATGGATTTGAAGCAATCTTTCAATTCATTAATGGTGTTATGACTACAAAGAACAAGATTATTAAAACGTTAGATTCTCAACCAGCAGATATAGAAGCCAGTACAAATGGCGAGAAAGGTGGAGAAGGTTACGTAATAGACAAAGATGTGAAACTGGTAAACAGAGCAGGATTCACAGCGGCAAACATGAGGCAAGAGAGATAACTTTTTTTAACTACTAATAATAAGACCATGGGTAAAAGAACAATACCACACACTGTACCAAGAAAGAAAGGACAGAAACCAATTAAGAAAGATATGAGCCACAGCACTAATACAGCAAAAAGACATCCTAATAGTAAGAGAGTTACTAGTGGTGCGATGAAGTAAGATAAATACTACTAGAAAAACAATACGAGGGGAAGTTGTTATGTTAGTGGAGTCAAAGAAACATCTGAAAGATGTTAACATGACATATTGGTCACACTTTATGTATGCCTCTAAGGTTATATTTAAGTTAAAAAAGATAGAGTTGGTATTATTAGCACATATGTTGATGCCAGCATATTTTGACAAATCAGCAAGTAAGCAAATTATTGCCCTTGCCAAATTGATGGACGAAAAGAACAATGAGTCAATATAAATTAATTAACACATTATCTGAAAGTAGATTATTCAGAACAAAGAAGATGGCGAATGACGTTAATATAAATGACGCCGCTGACTTGGTTTTTGTTCACTTTCTTATATTGAATATATTTAATAAAGACTATGATTTTGCCCCATTGGCAGGTGATATAGCAAAGCGTTCTATGGTTTATAGAAACTTTGACTATTTTAGAACAAATGGAACAGATATGTACATGGCTCTTAACCGTTTAATGGGTAAAGACAATGATATCGGCGATGATGAAAAAGATGATATAGCAAAGGGCAGACTTTCATTACAGAAAGCCGATGTTTTGAGATTTTTACTTCATTATTCTAACAATAGAAGTGATACTTCATTTGAACAAAGATATTTACTACGTTATCAGAATAATCTTAATGTCCAAGACGGTATGTTAAAATCAGTTCGTAGACTAGTTGGTGACTGGGATAATTTAAGCCAGAACCAAAGAGCATTGGTAGTAACACGTCTAGTTCAGTGGATGCGTAGAAAGGCAAGACTTGCAGAGATAATGCCAGCACTTTTAAAGTTACAAAAGCGTGGTAATTATATTCATAAAGATTCTGAATCTGCTAAAAGTGGAATCAAAAAAATCTGGGATAAACCAATCGTTAAAGTAGCGGCAGGTATCGGTGCCTTCATGGCTGCCCAATCAGCGGCAAAAGCAGTGGGTAAAAGACTAGGTGCAACAACATACACTACGGGTAGAGGCAAGTTTGGTAAAGGTTATCAACCATAATTAATTAATTATCATTAAATCAATTAAAAGAGGACCAGGTCCTCTTTTTTAGTTCTGCTTGTAGATAAATAGAATACGAAAGAAGATAAATACAATTAGAAATTAATTATATTTGAGGAGATGCTGTTATGGCGGATAAAGAACCAAAACTAGCACATTTAGAGGCACAAAATTTAGAAACTCATGTAGCAGTATGTTATGAGAGATACCATCACTTTAATAAGTCATTGCAAGATATTAATAGCAAGATTGAGAAGCAAGAAGTTGAGATGGATAAAGGTTTTACTGAAATTAAGAGAATGTTAATATGGACAGCATCAACTTTGTTTTCAACTATGTTGATTGCCATATTTGCACAAATGTTTAAAATATTTTAAGAGTAAAAACAATGTTATTGAATGAAATCACAGAACAAGAAGAAATATACGAAGCAAAACTAGTATATGCCCGAAAAGGAAGATCTATTGTTCGTAAATATAGATGTGGTTCAGGAAGACTCAAAGGAAAGACAGTTTCGACCCCTGGTGCGTGTTTTAAACCAGTTAATATGAAGAAACGCTTCACATTAGCAAGAACAAAAGCAAAAATGGGTGCAAGAATGAAACGTAAGGCTAAAATGACTCGTAGAATGAATCCAGCGAGTAAGAGATTAAAATCTCTAAATAGAAGATAACGGAGAATATAATGTCATTAAAGAATGAAATAGAAAAAGAAATGTTTACTGAAGGTCTGCAAGACAGAATTCAGGACATTGCTACATTTATTGACGTTCCGGCTGATGACGTTGAAAACAGACTAAAAACATTATCATTCTCTGATTATGTTGAAATAATGACAGCATATAAAACTAAAGATGCGGCTTTGATTAAGAAAACTATGGGGTTAGAAATTGACGAAGCATATAATACTGGCTCCCAAGGTCCCGATCAAGAGGGTGGTGATGCATACGTAGACGCACCTGTCGGAGAAACAGAACCTACAGATATGGCTATGTTGGGTAAAGTCAAAAATGCAAGAATTCAAGCAATGCAACGTCTTGGAAGAGGCAACTTAGGTAATGTAACCGCGGCACAAGTAGCAGATGCAATGGACAAAGCAGAACAGGGCGAACCATTGACTCCTATTCAGCGCCAAGCAATAGCATATCAAGCCTCGAACTTAGATGCGTTAGCAGGAAGTCCAGAGACTAGAATACAGTTTAGAAATTTACTTAATAAACTCAGAAAACAACAAGAACAACAGCAGTAGAATAATAATGAAATTAAAAGAGATATTAGGTGGGTTGTTTGTAATGATCACAGAGGAAGAAGAAGATTTGATAACCAAATACTTCTCCGAGGGAGACTATGTAAACGAATCGCAATTGTCGGGAAGAGAAGCACTCTTGGCAGAGAAATTAACACATAAAGGTGTGTTAGTTCCTACATTGCGAGGGTATAAAACTGTTTAACAACTAGGAGTTCTAAATGTCAGTACCAACTAAACAAGATGTAGACTTTATGTCCAATCTAAGAAAAGTTATGAATGGAGAAAAAGTTGAATTAAAAGAACCATCATCCCCTCAAAATAATTCATCTCATGTAGACATCTCACCGGGCGTAAAACGTGCAGATATAGATGCAATGTCAAAAATAATGAAAGGGTTCAATGAGGCAACAACAAGTGTAGCCCATAAAGTCAAAAAAACAATTACCGAATCTACTAGAACTGAAAAGGGCGTCTCTATTGGTGCATTTTCAGTAGAGAAAAACAAAGAAGATAGATACGATATACTTGATACCCGCAGTGACACTGTATTATTTGAAGATATTCAATTGTATGAAACAGTTTGTTGCATCGCCAATCATCTTAATGAAGGTAAAACAATTAATTCACCAGAAATTATGGAAATAATTAGAGTTAATCAATTATTTGAACGTCATTATACTAGTGCAGTACAACACAAGCATTCATATCAAGTTGCCAAACGTGCAGTTAACGAAGGCAGAATGGATATTGCTCAAGCAAGGTTCTCACAATCAAAGCATGAGGCTAGTAAACTCAAACGTAAGATATCTAATCTTTACGAAAACATAATCCTTTAATATATTAGTAATGTACGAATGCATAAATAGATTTGTGCATTAAAAAGATAAATACATGTAATAATACAGTATACTAGGATAATTAATATGAATTTAAATACTAACAGTTTCTTCAATTCGACAGATATTAATATATCTTCACGAATGAATGAATATCTGAAGAAAAACTTTGGCTATGAAGTCGAGGGAGATTTTGATACATTAAAAGAAGCAAAGCAATCACTTGAGGCTGAACAAGTCGAATTAAAGAGTGATTATATGAGTGCTAAGTATATTGAAAATATGTTAATGATTGAAACCATTACTTCGTTATTAAAAGCACATGGTGAAACTTTAAAAGAAACACCAAAAGGGCATCATAAAATGCCTGATGGCAAACTTATGAAGGATAAAGACCATCCTAAAGAAAGTGCTGAATCAGTTAATGAAGAGAAGATTAGTGTAGATGGTCAAGGCTCTGTAGAGACTGATTATTACACTGTAATTGTATCTTCTGGCGATATGGGTATCGTTGTAGATATCAAAGACAAGAATGATAATGAAATTGATTCAAGACAATACTGGGACGAAGATGCTATTGGCGAAGGTAAAGAACCAGTTACAGAAGATGATAATGAAGAAAAGGGTCCTGACCATTACAGATGGAAGAACGACTCACAATTATCTATCGCTAAAGACAAATTAATAGCCTGTATGGCGCAACTAGATCACGCAATAGACTACAGAGCAGAGAACAGTCATTTATTTTTCAATACCGGCGATAAAGCAGGTACAGGTGACTTATATAGAATGAAAGAACAACTTGAAAAGTTACATGATGGTTGGGAAGAAGCAACTGAACTATACGGAATGTAACTAATTATAATTGAGGAAATAAAATGGAAAAAAGTAAACTAGAATTAATTTTGATGGAAGAGTTGAATGCTCTACTTGAAGTTGATGCGGCAGAAGCAGAAATTACTATGGCTGCAAGAGGTATCGTTGATGAATTACAAGACGTAATTGAAAAATTAGGTAAGATTCAAAACGACCAAATCGGTCCACTAGCAGACGAAATGGCATACTCACATGGTCCAGAACAATCAGCAACGTTCAAAGGTTCAGTTGATGACGCAATTAATGGTCTATTGGGACAAGCACGTTCGGCTAAAGATGCAGTACAAGATGCAACACTAGTATTATCAGGCGAGAAAATGGGTGATGACATGAGTGATGTTGAACTTGGTGGCGATATGGGTGCAGACTTAGAAGATGATATCACAGCAGACTTCGGTGGCGATGAAGCATCATCGGGTGAAGAATCAAATCCATTAGGCAGAGAAGAAAGAGCGTAATATGAAAATTGCTACGCTTTTAATGGAAAAAGCAAATTATGATGCACAGTTAATGGGTGACATCAATGCTTATCTCGTATCTTTAAAAGCGAATGATATTCCTTCTATATCTACAGAAATGATGATCCGTGAGTTAAATGGAATGGGTTATACAGTAGACGAAGAGTCTTTGGTAGATTTACTAGCAAACAGTAAATATATATCAAAGGTTACAACAGATACAATAGAATTAGTTCACAGACATAATAAAAAAAGTGACGAGGCTGACAAGGATTCAGTACATAAATTGGCAGTCAAAACCGCAAAAAATAAGGTGAAGAAATAATGGCATTTATAATTAAAGGCGAAATGAAAACTATCTCTAAAGAAGAGATGAAAGACCATATTGACCAGGTTAAAAAAGATAAGCAAGATCCACTAGAAAAACTTTCTCCACAAAAGAGACAAATGAGAAAAGAAGTTCAAGACGCAAAAAGACATCGTGAATTTATGGGTCGTGTTGCAAAAAATGAAGAAAGAGATTTAGCGAACACAATCGCAACGAGTGAACTCGTATCAATAGCAATTGGCGAGACGATTCAACCATCTGAAGAACCTTCAGAAACTCCTGAAGTAGATTTCATTTCAATGACTAAAAAGCAGATTGATATGTGGGCTGAAGAAAATCTAGGTATTCAATTAGACAGACGCCACACTAAAGCAAAACTAATAGAAGAAATCAAAGAAAATTTGTAAAAACCACTTGATTTCTATCTAAAAGTGTAGTATAATAGTACTATGCTTAAAGAAAAATTTACCTATAATCCCCTAGAACGAGTAAACATTAAAGGCAGTCGGCATTATCAAACTCCCGATGGTCAGCCTTTACCAAGTGTTACAACAGTACTCGATGCATTAAAAGATAAAACTGCAATATTCGAATGGCGCAAACGTGTCGGAAACGAAGAAGCAGATAGAATCATGCGTCTTGCCACTGGTATTGGAACACAAGTTCACTTACACCTTGAAAAATACATCTTAGAAGAAGACAGACCTAATGGGTCAAATCTTATACATCAAATGGCAAGAGAATTGTCAGAGATTGTAATTGACAAAGGTTTATCAAACATAAATGAAGTATGGGGAACAGAAGTTCCACTATACTATCCCGAATTGTATGCAGGCACAACTGATTGTGTTGGTGTATGGAATGGAAAGCCAGCAATCATTGATTTCAAAACAACTCGTAAACCAAAAAAACGAGAATGGATTGATGATTACTTCTTACAAGGCGCGGCTTATGCCGAAGCCCATAATAAAATATATGGAACTGATATCAAAACAATTGTTATAATGATGATTGGCTGGGATGCAGAAGCAGATAATATGGGTAACTACCAAGAATTTGTTGTTGAAAGTGAAGAATACGAACGTTATGCCAGATTATGGGCAGGTAAGGTCCAATCGTATTTTGATAAATACATGTAATAACGGGAGTTTAACATGGCAACAAATGTAAAAATATTATTAAGACGTGGTACGAGGTCAGAGATATCAGCAGATACATTATCGGCTGGCGAATTAGGCTACACTACTGACACAAATCAATTATATATTGGTACTGCGGCGTCAGTTGATGAAATAGTATTTGATCCATTTGC